GGGGTCAGCGGCGCGTTTCGCCTTGGCTTTGGGAGTTGTTTGCGACGTAGCGATTTTCTTGGGAGCGGGGGCAGGGACCTGGGGAGGGGCATCGTCGACATTCTCGTCTTCGCTGTCCTCATCTTCATCCTCTTCGTCGTCATCCTCTTCGTCTTCGCTGTCCTCATCTTCCTCGTCGTCAGCGTCATCGGCTGGCGGGGTGGCACGTGCTAAGAGCGGGGCGATGGCGCGTTGCAGGGTCTGGCAATCATCGCAGTCGGGGTCGGGGCAGGCGTTGGCGGCGGCGACTAAGATATCCAACGCCTCGTCGCGGATGTTATGACTAGGGTTCATAGGGCGTCCTTTATGGTGAAATTTGAGTACACAAAACGCCGCCCCAAGAACGGGAACGGCGTGCAAGCGTGAAAAATGAATGAGACGGAGAACGGCTAGCTATTCACGAGGTGGGATGGTCCAGCCAATGCCCCAGTAGCCATTACGTTGTATCGTGAGCTGATGTAACAACTTCTCGGGCGTGTCCAGATCAGGGCGGACGGCGTGGTAATAGTCAATCTGGGATTGCAGGAATTCCTTGGCGTCGGCGTCGGGATCAATAAAGGCGTCGAAGGCATCACCCCCTTGACGAGTGCGGTTAATGGTGTTTAGCGTATCAATACTGTCTTGCCCTGTGCAGGTGCGTGAGTACACATAGTCATCGGCACTGAACATGTCATGCGTTACAACGGGTCTCGGCGACACATAGGTCAGCATTTCGACCGTGTATTTCATGATGGCAACGGGCGTCGTATCGTTGACCGGCAGAGCGTTTGGCATATCGGGCGTGGTGTTCGGCATATGCGTATTCCTTTGTCCATGTGTTTCTTTTAGGGTAGCACATGCGTTGGGTAGGCGGGTACTGTTTTCACCATAAAATCAATCATGGCCTTTCTACTCGCCATATTCGGTCGCTTTAATCCAGGGTGATCAACAATGAGTTTATTCGTGGCCTCTTTCAAAGACGCCATTGTTCTTTCATTGAGCGCTTGGGGGAACTGAGCCGCACCGTAGGCAAGATAAATATAATGCGGGTCCAGTCTCACATTCGGGTCAATTTTTACTCCGGACATATCTCTGACTGGTTTTAGCTCGGTCTTTGACTGCGCCGTGCGCGACGGTGCTGCCTTGGCCTTTGCCGCATTGTACCGTTCCAAGTGCTTGTCAATGATACTGATGCCATGCATGGCACTGCGACGTTGTGCTGGAGTAACGTTGCGCCCTGAAGCGGTGACAAATTTCTCCAACTCCGCACGGTACTGTAACAGCGCTTGATGTTGTTCGGGTGTGAGGGAACTGGCCCCCTTGTTGGCGGCAGTCCGCAGACCCTTCTCACCCACCGACCCGGGCTTGATATCGTGCAGTTTCGCCTCGGCCTCAATCCCCGATGAGCGCGGCAGTGATCCCGCATAGCGTCCATTGACCCGAATGACGCTCGCCGCCGACATGGAATTGTCACGAGTAATGGTTGCCAAGCGCAGGGTCAGGGTGGCAAGCTGGTTGGCGAGTTGGTAATAAATCGCGTGCATGGGTGCCTCATATTGGGCTGAATAGAATCGCAGAGTAATTAAAGGACACGTTCCTTATTTTGGAACGTGTCCTTAAGTTGCATCGTAAAAGTAGTTAGACTTCTGTCTGTTTAGCCTCGGCCAAGACCTTCTCCAGATTAATGTTTAACAACATACTCGCTTCATCCATCGTGTAACCATCGTCAAGTAACGCTTGCTCAAGACGGTCATAGGCGAGCATGGCGGACTTGCCCGTTGCCTGTACGGGGCCAGGATAGTCACTTTTGCCATATTTCGGTTGTTTCGTTGCCATGTGGAGATTCCGTTTCTCTAAAGTTTACCCAAATAGGACAAGCCTACGTGAAATTTAGTTCCTGCTTCGACGAGACAGCCGTCAGTGCAAGCACGTCAGGTCTTACATTCTCTCTACAGGCGTTGAGTTCCGCCAAACTAGCGGTATATAGTTATCACAATAACACATATGGATATATGTGTCAATTGACAATGCAACGAGTTGTTACCCCCACCGAGGTCAATGATACTATAGTCTTTATATGTTGACCCAGGCCCCACCGAGGTCAATGATACTATAGTCTTTAATGGCCCCAGTCCCCAGCGTGTACTCGCTTTCACCATAGTATTGGTTGTCGCCACGAATGCCCTGCCAGATCAGGATGCTCCCTACTGGCACCTGCGCTGCAATAACGAGTCTACTACCATTACCAACCTGCATGGCGAAATTCTCGGCAATATTCCAGCTATCGGTCATGGAGGTCCCACGTCGCTGCGCCGCGCTCTTCAGGCGTTTGGCCCAGACGGCAGGAGTATCGGTTTTACCCGCGTCGGAACCATGGAAGAGCCGTATGGTGCCTTCACGGGTCACGTTCGGCTGGTGCAACAGGGACCACTCACTCACGTCACGTAACGCCGCCAGTCCCGCCTTTGCCCGGGTTGCGGGAGTGAGAACATTATGCTGTAACTGGGCCTTAACAGTCTCGTGGGACAGGTGGTTTTCACCACCCAAGTGCGAGTCAAGGGCGGTGCGAACTTCGGGATATTGGGCATACACCTTGAGCACCTCAGCCTGCGCGGCTCCATGACTATACTCGCCATATCGTGCATCAAGTTCTTTTGTGCGTGCGGCAACCGCAGCGATACGAGCCTCTTGCGCAGGTGTTGGCGGTGCGAGATATTTTTTGTAATCACTTGCGGCCATATCCACAAAATGGTTGACTTTTGCCTGTATCTGTCGGTCTGCAAGATTCGCCTTGGCCTCCGCTGGCGTCAGGCCACGCACTACCTCTGGATCGCTATGAGGGAACTTGTACGACAAGGTGATCCCGTCGGACTTTCCGGTAATGTGCACCTGTCCCATACCGCTCAAGTTTACTTCATAACTGGCGGGAGTTTCGTAGCTCGGATTTGCACCATGGATAATTTTCAGTTTACTGTTTTTGTTATAGTCAATTAACTGCTGCTGCGCCACCGCCTCTTGTTTCGCCTGCTTGACCGTGATTTCTCTAGTCTTCGTGAATGTGTCACTTGTCACGCCGTAGGTTTTGAGCCACGCTTCGACAAGTGACACCGATTTGAGGGTCTTGACTTCTGAGTAATCGCCATAGGATTGTTCATTGTAGTGCGGGTTAGTCGTTGCAAGGAGGAAGTGGTTACTGAACGATTGTGCTGGAGATACCTTTGCATCCCTATTGGCGGGAAAGCGCATGACCGCATAGGCGTTTCTCGCGATGTCATACCGCACGCTACTCATGGACCCATCGGCGTGATGGTACTCAACAACCGCGCCGTTTTGGACCCACACGGTAGCCGTACCGCCGTTCTTCTTAGCACTTGCCTTAAAACTAGCCTGCGCGTCCTCCTCTTTGCTCTGTATCACGTTGAGCGCCTTCTGCGCGGCAGATTGAATTAGCGGCGCGGGGGGAATCATCGTCGGCGTAAAGAGGACACCGCCGGGAAGCTTTTTGAAGCCTTTGGCCGACTTGGCGGCAAATATCTGATTTTCAAGGAAGTGAGTCGCTGACTTAGCGGTGATGCCATGGTGTATTTTCCCTGTTTGCAGATCAACGGCTTTGTACTTGCCATAGGCGAGATCGGCCTCTACCGTATAGGTGTGAATCTCGCCATTTGCCCGTTGTACCGTCATGGTCGCCTTGCCGTCCTGAACATCTAGGCTGCCTGATTTGCCCCAACTGTCGCCTCCCAAGGTGGTTTGTGCGACCCCTTCCCAATGAAAGGTCGTAGCGTCTGACGGTGCGGCAGGCATTGATGGAGTCTTTGGCGCGAGTTCGGCACGGAGCTGCGGGATACGTTGCAGACGGTCTTGGAGGACGGCTAAGTTGGCTTCTATCTGCGCAGATGGCATGCCCAGGTCTTCCCACGACACCTTGATGTCGGCGAGCATATTCGCAGCATGCCCTTTGATATCTTGCAGACGCGCCGCCGCCGCTTTGTCGCTGATAGTGCCAAAGACATCTTTGGACTGCTCACCGCCAGGTGTGTTGTCATGGGCAATACCGCGCATGGTCCACGCTTCCGGCCATGCACCGCCCACCTTCCATGACCCCTTCCCTGCCCCTTGAGCACGGAACGCCATCGCGGCGCCGGTCTCAATGCGGACGGGGTGTCCCTCGCTATTGACAAGCAGGTTATCATGCCCCGTACCCACCACGTCCCAGTGAGACAGCAGTACGTCGGCGGCCCAGAGATGTGCGGCCTCTTCTCGCGTTGCCTTACCTGCTGGTGATTGCCACCACGTGCCGTCATGCTGGACCAAGCCATCCAGGCGTTGGCTCACAATATAGGCTCTACCAGCGGCATCACGCAGCACCGACGTATGCGGGATATCTGCGCCTGGCGTTGCCCCGAGTATGGAGTATGCATGCATCGCGCCGACCTCATTAAAAGCGTGAGCGTTCGACTGGGCGGGTTTCACGTAGAAGGCGTGTCCGCTCGCGTCTTGATACCACTGGCCTTCCTGCGAGCCAGAGGGACCAGCAACCTTCGTCATGTGGACAAAGGCGCTATACTCGTGCGGAATAGCGCTGTTGGTACTCTTACTGACCATCTTCCACTTGAGTTGATAGCTCGTAAGTGCCTTCGAGGATTTCGTCTTGCCACTGCTGACCTTGGCAACCTTTGTAGGCTTAGCGATGGTCCCGACCACCTGGTTATTCGTCCATTTCCCACCCGTACCAGTTGTAACGAGGTGCGTCACGCCAGCACTCGTGGTGTATTCAAAGTTACGCCGTAAGAGCGCGACCCGTAACGCCATGATCCTGAGCGACGCTGTACGTTGCGGCTCGGTGGGCGTGCTTACGGTGTGTTGCTTGATATACGCGATAATCTCGGCTTTGGTAGATTTAGACTTTAATTTTGGCGCGTTCGCTAGATGCAACTTGATGGTCTCTTTCAAGCGGGCGGGACTATATCGATTCAGTGCTTTCTCTAGTTGTGCCTCGCCATACATACTCAGCAGGAAACTGGGGTCAGGCGGGGCTAACGGATTGAAATTGTAGTTGATACCGATCTTGATAGGGACAAGGCCGTCATCCTGAATGGTGACAGGTTTTTTCGGTTGACGTGGTTGCCCTGCCGTTTTACCCGCTGTCTTTGTCGCTTTTGTAGGAGGTGGTTCCCCAACGCCAGCGGTGTGATACATAAGATAGGCAATCAACGTCTCTTTTTTCTGATTCGCTGGTAATGGTAATCCTTGTGCCGTCGCCATTGCCACCGCTGACTTATTGAGGACGTTGGGGGTCATCGTGTTGAGGACTTGGGGTAGGTTATCCAGCCCATAGCCCTCTAGCAGTAACTTAACATCAATGGGCTGGTACGGGTTGAATGCCGACATTGGGATATATTTGATCGGCTTCGGTAACTCCACTTGTTGTGCTGCGGCAAGTTTGACCTGCGTACTCGCCGCTTTTTTTGTCTTGCCTGCCGATTTCGCCGGAGCCACCAATGCCTCTTCTGCTGCCTTGACCGCTGCATTATGAGCAGTTTTGATGGTTGGCACTTCTGTCAGTAGCGTAGCATATTTTGATTGCAACGCCGCCATATCGTGATGATAGGAGGCCAGACGATCACCTTTACCTGTGCCACCGCCCGCGCTAATGTTCCCGATGATTTTGCCATTAGGGCCACGCACGATCTGCTGACCAGCATACCGTTGTAACTCGGCCAGACGTATCGTCATACTCTCTAGGAACGTTGCCCGTTGTGGTGCGGCCTTGGCGGTTTTGGTGGCTTCGGCCTTCGTATGTTTCACCAGATAAGCAATGATGGCTTTCCGGTCGTTGCTGGTCGGTGCCGTCGGTGGATGCCGCTGCTCCTGCTGTTGCCGTTGCACCTCTTTGACCGATTCCCTGAGTATACCTGTCCCGTAGCGCCCCAGCGCCTTCGCCAACTGCGCAGGACCATAGGTTCCTAACAGGAATACACGGTCAGGCGGTCCGTAGACATCAACGCGGGTCGGGATATTCTTGTTGATCGGGATCAGCCCGTCAAAGTCCACTGGTGGCGGCGTCCCCGCTTTCTCTATCGCTTTCAGTAACGCGGCGTGAGCCTTGGCAACGGTTGGGTGAGTAGCATGGGCCTCGTGGTATTTTGTTCCGAGGCTGGTTACTTTGGCATGATAGGTGGTCAGATCGGCGTGCCCTGCGCCTGCGGTGAAACGCCCATGACTATCACGGTTCGGGTTGGCGCGTTGCAGGTCGGCAAGGCGGAACCGTAGCGACGTGATGGCATCGGGTACGTTCGCCCGTTGTTGGTATTGAGGTGTCATCAACAGATACATTGTCAGCGGCTTTCCGGTCAAGAGCGCCCATTTCATCGTGTCAAGGCGCGTCCCCACCAAGTACCGCTCGTCGGGTGTCAGGGGTAAACGTTGCAATGTCTGCTCAATCTGCGCTTGACGGTCCACCACCGACTGCACCACACTACGATCAATCAACGGCATGACCGCACTCGGATTCTGCGCTCGTAGGATCTGATAGCTATACGAGTTTCTCGGATCGGCGGCGTGCCAGAACGCAAACTCATTATCAATCTCGGTCAGCGTGTGCCCTTGGATATCCACCAGCGCATTGGGTGGGCGGCGATCATCCAGCAGCATCAGATGTTGCAAGACCAGTGATTGCTGGACGCTCTCAGGGCTGACTAATGGCGCGATTGCGGGCATGTTTTGTTGATTGGCTTCTCCTAGCATGAAGGTGGCGACGCTGTACTGTTTGCCGTCGGTTCCTTGGACGTGATAGGTCTGGGTCGGGACCACGCTCTCCAGGCCCGCTGCTTTCGCAATGGCAACGGTTGCTGCTTCGTTGCGTGCCCCGTCGACTTTCCCGGGACGTACTGGATTGGGCAGGAGCGTCTTAATCGCGTACCGCTGCCCGTTAATCGTGGCAAAGCGGGTCTCGTTCATATTGCCTTGGTCGCCCGCTAGCTCTCCATGGAGAAAGGCATCGACCACAGTGGCGGCGGTAAACGGCATCGTCTGGCCTTGCAGATCCTGATTGGCGGGGCGCTCCGCTGGGTAGGCAAGCTCCGCGTTGGAGAGATGGTCGTGCAACCGTTGCTCTGCCAGCGCTTTCATGGCGGGGTCGAGATACCCGACCTGTTGCTCTAGGCTGGTGCGTAACTGATGAGGCAGAGAGGCGAACGCTCGTGCCGTTGCCGCAGCGTCCAGAGAGACGGTATTGCCCGTTTTCTTCTCCCGTTCTGCCAAGAACCCTGCAATGGTCTGCATGATCTCTTGACGGCGCTGGGCCTCCTGTGCATCAAACGCAGTGGGTGGGTGAGTTGAATCGGCCAGTTGGCTCGTGACCTGATATTGGTGATAGAGCGCTTGTAGTTCGACGATATCCCGCGCTTCAAGACCTTGGGCAATGGCAGTGCGATTGGCTTCCAATTCCTGTACATGGTTCATAATGGTATCCAGACCATGACGCCCATTCCACATTGCTTGATGCCACGGGATATTGCGGACAATCTGATCTTGAATATAGGCAAGTCCGTTCTGAATTCTCCGATGCAGGTTGACCCCGACCGCCCCGTTACCTCCGATATACCGTCCGTGATTATCGCGGGGGTGCTGCTCTTCGTTGTAGAGAATCTGCGAGAAATCCCGACGTAACTCGGCAAGACGGATTGCCATAACCTCTAGCAGATCCACCCGGCCTGAGATATTGGTCACAATACGGCCCTTCGCCCCCTGGATATCGGTAGAGAGCGAGGCGGTCTTCACCTTCGGGAGTTTGATGCGCGGCATCTTCACCTTCGGGAGTTTGATGCGCTTGGCACGGGGCTTCGTAGATGTACGTCGGGTGCCTTTCTTGCGGGTTCCCGAGCGGTGGCTACTGGTGCGGTGGGAGGATGAGCGGCGGGTACGGCGTTCCAGTGGGTCGGGACTTTCCGTTTGCCGATCAAGGTGGACCGTCTGGAGTTGTGTGGCAATCTGCTGTATGTCAAGCATAGGGTACTCCAGACTTAGGCGGCGCGACGTGCTAAGCGTTCCCGTAATCGGACCGCTCGTGCTGCCAGAAATGTGATCTGTGTTCTCGGCGCAAGGTGTGCGGTATCTGTGACAGATTTCGGAGCCATCATGGTTTCTTGCATATGCCGCTGGGCATCCAGAGCATTCTGCATGCGCTGCAATTGCTTAATCATGAGACCTAACCGTTGGATTTCCATTGTCGGTGATTCAATCCCAGGGACCATCGCGGTCATCGTCTCTTCGTCGAGTTTCGCCAAGGCATCCGTCACCTGCTGAATAGCCGATTGATAGACGGACTTGGCTGCCATCGTCTTTTCCGAGAGAACGGGCGTATCGGCGAACATCCCGACCTGACTTTCTTTGTTCAACACTGATTGAATCAAGCGTTTGGCACTCTTGACGGCCAGGTCTTGGGATAGAATACGACTCGCGGCGTCCTCACGACCTTGGGGCGAGAGTTTGGAGAGCGGGCCAACCAACCCCATTGATAACCGCCCCGTATCCACCAGCTTTTGCAGGTGTGGCTCAATGTTCAGCAGCGCCAGATGGTCCCGAATGATGGCATCACTTTTTCCCGTGACTCGTGCGACATCCTTGACTGCCATGCCGCCATCCAACAGCCCTTGAAATGCCTTGGCGGTCTCGGAAGGGGTCATATCGGCGCGGCTCAGGTTCTCAATCAGGGAGAGTTCCTTGACCTGTTGATCGGTCAGATTCTTGACCAAGGCAGGAACGGTCGTGGCACCATTCAGTTGTGAGGCCCGCCACCGTCGCTCTCCTGCAACAATCTGAAAACCGCCCTCATGGGGACGCACGGTAATCGGCTGCAAAAGACCATTTGCTTTGATACTGGCAGCAAGTTCCTGTAACGCCATCGGGTCAAAATATTTGCGGGGCTGGTCGGGGTTCGGGGTGATCTTCCCGATAGCAATATGCTGGACTTTATCCGGTGATCCCGCTTTCGATGTACCCGTCTTCTTGCCAGCACTCGGTTTGGCGACCTTGGCGGTGGCACTCGCCGACTTTACTGATTTCACCTTGGCAAGCGGAGTTGTTGTCAGGCCACCTGGGGCACTGCCAGCGAAGTGATGGTGTGCATCAAATAGCGGCGTGCTCCGTGCCAATACCCGAGAAACTGCTGCCGCAATGGCGCGTTCCATATCATTCATAAAACGTGTCCATTCGTGGTTTAGGCTTCGGGTGGTGGCTCGGGATTGTTGAGTGCGGCAAGGGCATCTTTGAGCTTCTGTACAGCGTTGCGTTCAATATCAGTCATCTCCGACGCCGTCGCCGACGTTTGCTGGGCCAATATCTCGTCAAGGGTAAAGACACCCGTATCGGTACTCGGTGGTGTCCCGGTTGCGTCTGATGTGGATACTGGAGCCGACGCCGACAAGTGTTCCTTAGCGCTTTGTTGTAGCGCGGCAAAACGATTCAGGAAGTCCGCGAAGTCAACATTGCTTTTCGCTTGCGTATCCTGCATGACCGTATCGGCTAACGTCTGCGTCAAGGTCCCCAGGCGTTCTTGTAGCCCGTCAATCACGTCGGGCTTGAGCACGTTGCGGAGTGCGGCAGGCAGGTCATCAAAGTTCAATAGACGTGGTGCTGGAGGGACGAGACCCGCCTCGGGAGCGTTGAGGTCTACGACGTTCCGCGGGAACAGGGCAAAACTGGGGTCATTGAACAGATTGTCCAGCGCCTCGTCATCGGGGCGGTTCGACCACTGTTTCGGGTCAAACGAATCTTGTACAACGGGAATGATGGTACAGCGGCAGCGAGGATGGGCTGGACTCGCCAAATCGCCGCTCACAAACTGGTCCCGAATGGGAATCGGTCCTTGGCTCTCGTTGCCTTGGCAGATGATACACGCCCCCGTCGTCGTCAGCCATTCCTTCTGCTGGACACCGAGCCGCAACATGCCGACAAAGTTCCCGAATGACTCGGCACGGGCTACCTCGGTGACGGTAATGAGATGGGCGCGTCGGGCACTCATCCCTGCTAAATCGTTGCCATACGAGTTCATCAACTGTCGCAGGGCCGGGGCAATGCTGGACACCGAGAGGTCATTGAGCGTAAATAGCGCCCACAACTCGTCGGCTAAATCTTGGCGGGTCCGTTCGTTAATCTTGGTCACGAACGCCCCGGCCTGATTCATCAGGAAATTCTCCATGGGCTTATCGCGCAAATTGAATGCGCCATCTAGCGACATCCGCCGAGCTAAATCGGTTCCTGCCTGCTGGACCGTCTGCCCGTTCCAGTAGGTTTCGAGCAGTTGCAGCACGCTTACGTCGGAGAGGACGCCGTTCAGCCAATCGTCAAAGGCCAGCGATTCCGTCACGTCGGCTAGCGCTTGGGCACTGAGGGCGTCGCGCATCTGTCGTGTCATGGCGTCCTGGGCATCGGTCGGCGTTGCCGTATTGCCTGCGCCATAGGTGTCCCAGAACTCAACCGGCAGGTCGTCGGGAATATCGTCATAAGCGGCACGGGTCAAGGGTTGCATTGGTTTCGCTAGTGCGTAATGCGGGACAGCCACGCCAGGTTTCACGGGCAAGGGATAGCCACGCTCATGGCAAATGACCGCGAGTCGCCAGTAAGCATGACCCCGTAACAAGTGCGCCATCCGTGTAAGACTGTCGGCAGTCGGGATACGGGAGCGCAGGTACAAACGCCAGATCAGATAGCGCGGTATCGCTACATGCGCCACATACCATCCCGAGACCAGTGCGGGTCGTGGGTCGGCACGCTCCAACGCGGCGATACGGGTACTCAGTGCTGCATGGGTAGAGGTCAGGGTTGGCGGGGTTTGTTCCATCTATGGGTACCTCGCCGCTATCGCCCGCACCACGTCCGCCTTCAAGGTCCGTAGTTCGACAAGCATATCCGTGTCAGGTAACGGCTGCCCAAATGGCACACTGCATACCTCGTCACCCTGTCGCCATTCAATACTCGGGAAGTACAACGTCGTCTGATCAGGGACCTGTACCGAGAGCCGATACGGGGTCGTCGCATACGCCGTCGGCATCCCCAAACGTGCCAGGTCCGTGACAAGCTTACTCGCCATCCCGCCGATATCGTTACTCACCAGCAATGCCCCGTCGGTATCATACCCCGTGACAGTGGCCGCATAGGGATAGTGGGAGTGGGCATAACTGGTGAGATAGCGCTCAACCGTCTCGGCGTCGGGCTGGGCAATCGTGAGCAAGGGCAGGAACACGGCACCGCCATCTTGGAACAGACCCAAGCCGATCGTCATTGGGGCAACAACTGCGCTGGTAATATCAGGTTGCGCAACACGGGATGGGGCAGCGTCATCTAGCTTCGTCTCATCGGTCTTTGTGTTTGCTGGCAGTGTCTCATCCCCACCCTTGCCCGTAGCATCTTGGTTAGTCGGCGACGCCCCTTGCCCCAACGCCGATTCCCATGCTGGCTCGGCGGCCTGTTCCTGGCTTTGCTTGACCTGGGCATCCAACTCCTGCACTTGGTCTTTCGTAATCTGTAAGGTGGTCTTGGCCTGTTCGAGCTTGACGGCTTGCATTTCTTTGGCGACTTTCTGATCGGCAATGTCGCTCACCAGCACAATATTGTCGGCACCACCCTGGACCTGGATGAATGGCGGCACCTGCGTCTCCACAGGCCAGCCCATGATCTTTGCCATGCGTGACACGGACAACGCGCCGGCGTCGACGCCGATCTTGAGCGTCTCGGCTTTCGTGCGCAGGTCCTCCGCTTCCTCGACGCCGCCCCATGTGACGATTAAGCGCGGGTCGAACTTGCTCTGGATGACGCGCGTAAAGAGGTCGCCATAGCGGTGCGCAATCGGCTGAACAACGCGCCGATAGATGACGGCCTGCTGCGTCTGTCCGACGCTGCGATTACTTGTCTCGGTCAGCGCAATCTCATCCATCGTGAGGCCAAAGGCGGCCACGGTGAGATTCAGCAGATAGCGGTCAAAATCCATCTGCGGGTCAGAAGGGCGCGTGCTAATAAACTTATCGGGGGCACCGGGCGGGGCAATCCGCATGCGGACCTTGAGGCGGTCATTACCCGAAAGCAGCCCGTTCCAGCTGCGTTCATAGGCTTCACATTCCTCTGGCGTCCAGTTGGAGTTCGCATCAGGAAACAGGATACCTTCGGGAATAGAGCCGTCGGTATAGCGGGTCAAATCAAGATTCTCTTTGCGTAACGCCTGATTGATACGCAGGATGATACGCTCAACGCGGCTGGTGGAATAGATACTCTCGGTCCGCATGGATTCCCGAATCATCAACATGCGATCTGAGGTGTACAGCCCAGCAGGGACGCCTTTGATGAATTGCTCGTAGGCGGGATACGGTGGGCGGGGCATACGGCCTCGGGTATCTAACAGCGGCTTAATCGTGGCGGCGTCAATCACGTCTACGCCGGTAATCATGCCGGTGCGGTCTTGCCGCAGCCACAGCGCCGATTGCCCCAGTTCGAGGATATCGCGTACTGATGCCGTCATCCAGTCAGCCAGCGGATTCTGCCCATCAATCATTTGCAGAAAGGCATGTGCAGGCTGGATAATTTTCTGCCATTTCGGGTCCTCTTCCGATTCGCCATCCGACAAGATACCTGGCTTCATCGTCACCTTTGGCTCAAGACGCGAGACGACATCAAACCAGACCGTCTCACACAACTGGATACCCTCATAGAGTGCCGCCAAACTCCGCAGCTGCCCGAACGAGGTAATCTCGCTGTTACGGGGCAGCGCTGCGATATTGTAGCCGGAGGGAAAGTCGTACTGACGGGGACCAGCAGGAACGGCAATGCCGCCAAAAGGTCGCAGCGGCGCACCTGGGGTGTAGACGTTGATATCGCCATCTGCCGAGGCCGACTGGTTCGTCTCCATCTCGGACATGATTTTGTCCGAGACCTGCCCTGGGCCACGCCGACTCTGGGGTGTCTGCTGCTGCTTATACTGCTCAAGCATCTCGGGTGGGATCGGCGTTCCGCGTGCTACCCAGTCTTTGGGTGTCGTCGCACGGTTTAGGTTTTCTTGTTTATTGCGACGACGGTGCTTTGACATGAGTTACTCTTTTCCTGAGAGACGTGCGTCCAGATGGGTCAATAGGGAACTCGCATGGGACCGACCATGGGCGAGATAGGCAAGGGCCATGCTCGTGGTATCAACTACGTCGTCGTGCTCCCCATTAGGGAACGCGATGTGTTCTTCAATCCACGCGGCGACCCATGGTGCAGTGGTTGGCAGCCAGACCTTGCCACTCTCAGCTAAGGGACTGACCACCGCGGCGCGGGTCTGTTTACTCGCCTTGACGGGTACAGGGATAATCGGTAGACGGGTGCCGCGCTTCAATTCTTGGATGGCACTCTGTCCACTCGCTGCGTCCTCAATCAGAATCGCCGACGGGCGCCATTTCTCCGACTGGTCGACGATGGCCCGTTTGAGGTCAGGAAATTCAACCCGTGCCCGCCAGAGGTCCAGCAGATAGTAATCGGTGGCGGTGCGTCCCCACGTCGCAATCACGGAATAGTCGTTCGCCACGCCAGTCTTAAACGCCGAGTCAACCGACTGGATCGTTTGCAGTATGGTCGGCGTTTCACTATAACGATGGTCGAACCAAGGCCGCTGCCAGATGAGACCTGCATCCGGGGTGGGACGCTGTTGGTAGAGGGATGACCACACACGCGGCCCCACTGCCAATTCTACCTCGGTCATGCGGGCCGCACTAAAGCGCTCGGGCCAGAGTGGATCACCCACGGCACGGGAATAGACGTCCCCTGAGAGCAACGGTAACTGCTCGGGCACTTCGGCTATCGCCGGAAACGAGACCAACTCCCACGCCTCGCCCCCAGCATCCTGTGCGGTGAGTAATCGCCCCGCTAAATCATCCTGTGACCATCGGGTCTGAATCAGCAGAATGCCGCCGTTTGGCTCAAGGCGGGTATAGGCTGTTGACTGGTACCAGTCGTAGAGTTTGTCTTTGAGCGTGGTCGATGCGGCCTGCTCGGCATTTTTAAGCGGGTCGTCAATGATCAGGTATTCGGCACCCTTACCCGTCAACGCGCCGCCTGCGCCTGCCGTCATCATTGAGCCAAGGCCGCCCTCTAACTCCCACCAATCGGCGGCGGATGACGTTTGCGAGACCTTGACACCATAGAGCGTCTCGCCCCACAGTTCCAGAACGTCGCGGGCCTTGCGTCCCCAGCTGGAGGCAAAACTAGCCTCGTAACTCGTCAGGATGACGCGCTTATGCAGACGCCCCACAATCCATGCTGGGAAGTATTTCGAGCAACTCTCGCTCTTGCCACTGCGCGGCGGCATCGTTACCATGAGCCGTTTAATCCGTCCGGTGGCAAAATCGTACAATTTCTCGTCAAGGAGCGCCAAGTGCTGCGGTAACTGGAAGGAGCGATTACTCGCCAGCCATGCCAGACCCGCTGGAGTTGCGAGGGCTGCCGCCCGTTCCCAATCGGAATAAGAGGGACCGTGCGAGCGCTGCCGCTTCGGGGTCATCGGAGAAAGTATAGTCATTGTTCACCGTCATCTGGCCGGACATCTCAACATGGGTCCGTTCACGGAATTCCGGCATCCGCGACTTGGCGAGGGTCGTCAACAGCTGATCGCTATATTTGCGGACCATGAGGGGCTTTCCTTGGTCATCGCGGACCACTTTGCCTTGGCTCACCACCGGCTCCTCAACGCCTTGGATAGCGCGGCGGAACATCTCAGCACGAATCACATCGGCGGACTCTGCTTCGGCAATATGATATTTCAGACTAAAGGTTTCATCCTTCTCGAGCCATTCATAGATCGTCTTCCGGTCAATGTTCGCAGCACGGCACGACGCCATCATGTTGCCGAGGTAGGCAAACTGTCGCAGGAACGTCTTCTGTGCCAAGTCGCGTTCTTCGTGCGTCAGGCGTTTCCCGCGACCACGTTGGCTGGTTCGCTCGTGCGTGCGTGAAGGTGTGAGTTTGGGAGTTTCACTCATGCGGCCTCCTCCCGTCGTGACAAGAGGGTGGCAGTTTCGCCCGTTTCTTCTTCCCAACGGGTGAGAATGACATTCACGTATTCAGGCGATAACTCATTCACATATACGATGCGTCCCATACGTTCTGCACCAATAAGTGTGCTTCCGCTTCCGCCAAAGCAATCAAGAATGACTTGGGCATCATGATTACCAATAGCACGTATTGATAAAGAGACAGGCTTTTGTGTAGGATGATAGATGTTTTGAGGATCGCGTGGTAATTCCCACACGGTACGCTCATCAGTGGGACCACACCAGCGGAGCGTTGATCCTTTCGGCTTAAAGTATAAACAAGGTTCGTGGCGTTGTTTATACTGGGCATTCATTGCGGCATATGTGGCGTTTGTCTTATGCCAGATAAGGAGTGCGTGTATCTCACAGTGGTTATCAAAAACGGCGTTATAGACATCACGTGCCTTGCTGCCTGCAAACCACATATAACAAGGGCCATCTACAAATGGGAGTACCACTGGGAGAAATTTATCATAGAGGACTGTGGTATCATCTCCTAATAACGCTTCACGCTCCCGAACAATACGGACATCACCAGAATGAAAATGCCCACCTCGATAGTCCACGCCATACGGCGGATCGGTAAAAAGCATATCTGCCTTTATCCCATTCATCAATTGGGTGATATCCTGAGCATTGGTACTATCGCCACACATGACCCGGTGTCGTCCCAGTTGCCAGATATCCCCGAGTTGTACCCGTGTCTGTCCCTCGTCGGGTGTCGCGTCAAAATCATCGCCGCCGCCATCGGGGTCGTCCACATCATGTCCCTCGGCAGCCAGCATTT